TCGACACTGCTGGGATGATGCTTGAGAGGTCAACCTCTCTGGTCACTACCCCAGGGCTTACTTGAAATGCCATATCAGATCTCCTGAAAGTTGCGTGCTACTGGTTATTTATCTAAAAGAAATCTTTGACGCCTATCGTGTCATCATCATCTCCGAACCACACGTCACCTTCTGAGTCTATGAAAGGTCCCTCTTCCTCGCTACCATCATCAACGAAACCAAAAGGAACCAATTCCTCTTCCATCTGGGATATTTTGACATCGAACATCTCCCTCGTAACATTTACCCCACAAAGATCCTGGAAGTTAGATTCTCCAGTCATCCAAGCGAACAATACCAAAGTCATTACCAAATCGTCATGCTGGCCGTCATCTGCCTCGTACGAGTTTTTCTTGGCAATGAAGGTCGTTAATTCCATAATGGTATCGAAGTCCTCAATCAGCAGTTTATCACCCTCAACCAATGCTTTGAGAAGGTTGCATCCGATGGACTTCACCTTTGCACTGGTTCGGATACCGTTTTTGGGTCTACCAACGTCCAAGCCACCAGATAGTATTTGTCCAGACCCCACCTTCTCAATGATGGGGACCATGTTGTCATACTCGAGGTCCATCTTCAGGATGTCTGCGACTTGTCCTCCAATGTCATTGATCTCAACCAGAACATGTGCTTCGTTGTATGATTTTGCCACCCTATAGATCAGATTTGGATAAACCATAGGCTGAATCTCATTGTTTCTGAAAGCAGCCACTTGTTTATACGGGGATTCTGTCACGTCGAACACGCTGAAGGCATGATAATCAATACCCTGCCCTCTTGATACATCCACGGTGATGACGTATTTGTGATCGTCTTTAGGTCTATCGTAAATCTTCAGACCATCTTCTGTCTTCTCTGTCGGTGGTTTGAAGGCAAGACATCTCAACTTATGCGGAGAGATTAGAGTAGCAACAGAACCAACGAAGTCACATTCGAATTCAACCCTGAACTGCTCCTCTGAAGTGTTAGCGATCGTCTGCATCCGCCATGCTTCATCTCTTCCTGGAACTTGATCCCAAGTCACTTCGATCGGGACATATTCGTTTCTTCCTTCTGTGGCATCCACCCACAGACGGTAGAACATGTTCAAACCCTTTGGGGTAGAGACGATGAGGACTTTGGTGCTCTTACCAGAAGAGATTGTCGGGTATACAGATGAGAAAAACTCTTCAGCCACATTCGAAGGAATATATGCAAATTCGTCCAAGAAAATCATGTTGAATGACCCACCACGGACGGCAGATGAAGAGGTGGCTGAAGCGATGATCTTCGACCCATTTTCGAGGATGATCGATCCCTTGTTCCACTCTTCGATCCCTTGTTGCAGCCATTTGGGGAGATGCTCATACGCGATTTTCAGTCGATGCAACAACTCCATCGCAGTCGCTTGCTTGTTGGCAAGAATGGCAACACGGACGTCTGGGTTAAAGAGTGCATAGTGCAAGAGATACGAGATGACGGTCGTACTCTTGCCAGTCTGCCTAGGGAACTTACAAATGATAAATCGATTGTCATGGATCTTCTGGATCATGTCCTGCTGGAAGTCCCAAGGCTCGAACTGGACAAGACCGTGATCGAGGGTGACGATCTTCACATAGTTGTTAATAAAATATAGAGGATCCTCGGAGCATTTGAGGTATTCTTCAACTTGCTCTTTGGTAAATTCTTGCTTTACGTTGGCAGCCTTAAGATTGTGGTTGCCCAGGTATGTCTTACTCTCCTGGTTGCTCATCTACAATCTCTGCATCCAGCATTTTGTTATTCTTAATCATACTCAAAAGCTCCTTGGTGGATCCAACATATAGTGCATTGTTCGTAACATGTTTTGCGTCTTCTTTTTCTTCGCCTACCTTCTCGATGTCTTTGATCTGCTTATGAAGACCGATCAGACTCTCATTCGCCTCGAGAGTAGTTTTGATCAACTGAGATACAACCTCATATGCTCTGGGACTTTCTCCCTCGGAAGCAACGTTCAAAATACCATCAATCGCGACACCAGATGTCTCGATGATGTGTTTCAGGTTGTCGCGAACCATTTGATAATCCCTCTTTCTCTGATCGAAAGTGGATGCAACAGGTTCTGTGTTGTTGGTCTTGATTTCTATGGGTTCTTTTTTGACTGGTTCGATTCCCAGTGCGTCACTGATCGGATCCTCACTCATAGATCATTTCCTTCCGAATCAAAACCACCAGAGTGCCCAAGGACTCTGATTTCTGTAGTATAATCAGTAAAGTTGTCAATACCAGAAGATGCACCAGAAGGACCAGTCACACCGACGTCCACCTTAGATAGTGGGACAGTGTTACCAGAGATACCGCTGGAGAAGCCGTCGAGGTAGAATGCCTCTGATTCGTAGATGGTGGCGAGTACTTTCTGAATTGGTTTGCTCGTCTTGACTGGTCCAAAGACACTGGTCTTGGCGGTGAATGAAAAATCGATGGTAATCAGTCTGAAGCCTTCGACGGCACCTTCGTACTCCTCATTCATAAGAACACTGTTCAATACTATCGGGACGTCTACGTTTTGGTTGACCTCGTTAAAATTAATCGACACAGTGAATTCAGGAGTAAAAAACGGCAGAATTTGCTCGGTGATGGACAGACCGTCTTCTACGAACTTGACCATGGCACTGAGTTCGAATTCTACGTCATAGGGGACTTCTACGAAGTTGGAGTATGTGGTCGAGTTGTCTGGTCCGACTACGGTCCTCTTTTGGAGGGTGTTTTTCTTTCTCGCTGGGTCATAAGAGATGGAAGAGATATTGAAGCTCATTCTGGGCAATTCCATCTCGAAATCGAATTGCTGCTCGTCTAGCTTCCTGATCCACTTCTCCTTGGGACCATATGCAAGTGGCACTCTGATCTCTTTGTCGACTCCCCCATTTTGGTCAAGTCGGATCACGTAGACATTGTTAAACAGAGTACCAAAGGCAACTGTCAACTTCCTGATTGCTTGGTTGTAAAACTTATCAAACATCAGAAGCCGCCTTCAGAGAATGGATCTCGATCAGAGAAGTTGATGAAATCAATACCTTCGATCTGGATTTCCGAGTTGGAAGCAAATGGATCCTTAGTAATGTCTGCGGATGTGCCAGCAGTCGCAGCGATGCTTCCAGTGGTGCCAGAGATGCTTCCAGTCACCCCACCAATCGCAAGAGTGGCACCAGCAGCCTCTAGGGTAGAGGTACTTGCTGTCCAAGACACCACCTCCGCTGTTTTGCCGTTGGTGTCAGTGATCACTTCGCCGACAGTAAAATTACCGCTAGATCCGCTAACAGTGTAAGAGAACACTTCGTTCTTGTAAGCAGTCTCTTTGTTATCTATGTCTGACCATTCAGTGTTCAGCTCCTGATAACTGAACTCGTGGGTTTCACATGTCAATTCATATGTGTAGAGTTTTCCCAGTTGATAAAACGGGTTTTCTCTCTCGACGAAAGTGATTTCAAACAAGAATCCAGACAGAGGGAAGTAAACAAGATCACCTTCTCTAGGTCTCTCGATGTCTGGTTCCTTATCGGCAACCTCTCTCTCAAATCTCTTCTTGGCGACTACCACCTTCATCGAGTCTTTGATTTGCAGACCGAAACGAGAGATCAGATCACCCTCTCCTTCGAATCCATCGATGGACGAGATATACATTTCGATCTCGTATCCTTGGTTGAACTGCGACATAACGTCCTCGCCGAACAGATCATCTTTGTTGATCAGAGTTCGTGGGATATACACCATGTTTTGACCGTGGATCTTGATAGTCTCCACGGTCAAGTCTTCAATTATGTCTTGTTCGTCTCTCTGACTCTTGAAGTATGGATTAATAGCCATGTCAGCCCACCATGAAATCTGGAGGAAGCTCGTACCTGTCTTGCACTTCTTCTTCGATCCTGCTGATCTCGTCGATTGCTTCTGACAAAATTCTTTGCCCGTCGAACTGAACACCACCTGGAAGCTGAACACCAGTGAATTTAGACAGGTTGTTTCCCCATGCTCTCTTGATGAGGGCAGTGAAATACTTTTTGAGCAGTCGATCGTTATAAATCTCGGTGTAGACTTCAGGGTCGAGGGCAGTATAGGCTTGCATTACAATGTAATCACCGACGTTCAGATCTTCTTCCCAGTTGAAGTCTCCCTTGACCTTGTTCGTCACTCTGCTGAATCTGAAATTCTTTTCTGGATCCAGAATGTCCTGCAGCATTTCCAGATGCTGTTTAGTGATGGTGTAATTAGTCAGGGTTCCAGGAGTAAAAGTCCCGAAGAAGTCGTTCAGTGCCAACTGATAGCTGACATCGAACATGTTCACCGAGTGTACTGCTAGATTAAAGATTTTTACAACCGACACCACACGATCGTCAATCGCATTCATATCAATATAACGATTGTTTATGTCATCTTCGGTGATCTGGTGGGTGATGAAAGTTTCTTCGACTCCATCAAAGTGGTATTCAGCGAAAAACTGCAGAGCATCATCAAGAGCATCCTCAACCTGCTGATCATCGACGTTGATATCAATGACAGGAGCACCCAGTCTTCTGAGTGCATAGTCTTTGAGTGATTGTCTTGAATTTGGTTGTGCCATGCTTTGTTCCTATTCGATTCTGATAGCGATTCCGAAGACATAATCAGAAGTGTTTGTCTGGTTAGCGACACCGCTGTAGCTATAGGTACCAGTGGTCGTAAGAGTGTCACCGCCAGATTTCTTTCCAATAAAGTTAAAAGCAACCTCTTCACCATCATTGCCCGACAACCAATCCAATTTACCAAATGCTACCACGAAGTATTTGATAGAAGAAGATCCACCAAAAGTGACGGTACCATTCGATCCGAAGTGAACCACATCTCCAACACTCGATGGTGCTGTGATGGACCCACCATATCTGGTCTGATCGAACGTCACATTGGAAAACATTCCGAGAAGTGCTGTCAAACCGTTTTCAAAACTTAGTCTCCCACCACTGCCGCTGACCAAGATGTCGTCGGTAGTACCAGAGGTTCCGTTTTTGTCCTTCACCTTCTCATTCAGGACAATTCCTTCGTTGTCGATCTTGAACACTGATGTTGCGTCACCAACGGTGCCACCCCCTCCACCACCTTGCATGAACTCAATGCCTCTGTTGGCAGTGTCATGACCAGAGATGAAGTACATAGTCGCACCAGCAGCAAACACACCCTGATTAGACAGTTTGAGGTCTACCGCGTCGTTAGAGTCTGTGTCAATCCTAATCCCACCAGCGGTGGCACTATTTAGGCTATTAGTATTGATCGCATTGACTCTTACTGCGTAGTTTGGATCAACTGTGGTTCCACCAACTATCACCCTACCATCGTGGGTGGATCCACGCACTCTCAGACCGACTTGGTTCACCTCTGCAACATTATCGAACAAGAAGACTTGGTTCTTGTATTCTCCAGGAGCTCCATCTGGGGTCAGAATCGTTCCAGCAGCACCTGTCTGTCCTCCGAAGTCGAGGGTGATGGCACCCCAAGTTGTTCCGAGATTCCCGTTGATCTCGAAAATGGCACCTGGTATATTCCCTGTTCCACCAGAGAAA